CAGTTTCTGGGGCTGGCAGATCAGACTGGCACAGGCGCTCCTATTGGCCAAGGTCTAATGCCATTGCGTCAGGCCGTACTTCAACAGCAGATGCGCCCACAGCGCACAGCGGCACAGCAGATGATGAGCCTGCCCACCCGTATTCAACAGCAAGCTCCGAAAGCCCCGCCCTCATTAGGTGACCGCATTTCTGGCATGATGCCGAAAGCTGGCACACCACAGGCCGCTGGTCTAGGTGCGGCAGGCGCAAAGATGCTACAGCTATCAGGTTGGTCAGATAGGCCAGTTGCTATGAGCCAGATACTAGGTGAAGCGGCTCAGGCTTACACCACGGCTAGAAAAGAGACAGCGGCAGAGCAAGCGGCTACGCTTCAAGCCCAGCAAGAGCTAGAGCGTCAGAGAGAGAAGGATGCGTTAGAGAGAAAAAATATCCTCTCACAGATAGCCGAGAGGGAGAAGCCAAAAGCCCCATCAATAACATCAGTGTTTGATCCTGAAACAGGCAGAGAGGTTAAGGGCTACTTTAATGATTCCGGCAGATTTATTCGCGTTGGCGGTGTTAAAGCTGAAGATACAAAAACAGGCAAACCATCTGGTTTTGTCGCCGTTTACGATAAGCAAGGTAAATTTGTCAAAAATGTTAGGGAAGGTTCTCCCGAAGCAGACGAATTTGCTAATAAAGGATTCAGAATAATTGAAAGCACACAGCTTACTGGCGGCAAAGGTGACGTTGGCATAACAACATCTGTTAAAGGCAAAATACAAACAGACATAAAAGATTTGGAGCAGGCGCGTTCAGGTTTGGTGAATATTAGGGAAAGTTTTGACCCTAGTATGCAGACATTCGCAACACGCGGTGAGGCTTACATTTTAAGCATACTAGAAAAAGGCGGAGTTGGATTAAGTCGCGATGAAGAACAATTAATCTCTGATGTTTCCGCTTACAAGCAAAATGCTTGGGATGCGGCGAACAGATACATTAAGTATCTTACTGGCGCACAAATGTCTGAGGCTGAGGCTCAAAGAATATTGAAATCCTTCCCAGATCCGCGATTGGGTTTGTTTGAAGGTGATTCTCCCACTGAGTTTAAGAGAAAATTGGATGATGCCATATCGCAAGTGGAAGCCTCTTTGGCAAGAAACTATTACTTCTTAAACAAGGGTTTCGACATTAAATTAGACACATCTGCTGACCCTGAAAAGGGTGAGGATAATGTTATTTATGTAGATGACAAAGGCAGAAAAGTTGACTTAGGTGATATGGATTACCTGAGAGATAAAGAGGCTAGATCCATCTCTAAGAAGTATGAAGCCCCTGAGTTCGACTACATGAGCGATGATCAGAAGCTAGACGCTATCGAAGCTGAAGTAGAAGCGTTATTTAGCTCGGTTATAGGAGCATAAATTGGCTGAAAAATCTCTTTACGAAAAATTTAAAGAAAGACAGGCGGCAGGTAAACAAGCTGAAAAGGCTGATAAGGAAGCCGCACAAGCCCCAGCAAAAAAACCAGTCCGTGACGTAGGCATGGCGGAAGATATCGCCAAGTCTTTAGGGTCTGGCGTTGCTAGGGTGTTGCCTTCTATCTTTGGCATGGGCGGTGATATTGAGTTACTTTCTCGTATGGCGGCGGGCGCGGAAACAAGGGGCGCAAAGAAATACACAGAGGAAGATATAGCTCGTATGCCTTCTGGTATGCAAAAGGCGATTAGGGAAGCTCAGGCAAGGCCAATGCCAGAAATGACAGCTCCAACAACCCTGCCGACATCACAGGAAGTTTTTACAGGGTTAGAAAGAACAATTCTCCCAGAGGGTACACTTACCTATCAACCAAAAACTAGAGCAGGCCGAGTTGCTCAAACAACAGCGGAATTTGCTGGCGGCGGCGCTATGGGTAGAGCGCCAATAAAGGGTGCTTTGATGTATGGCACGGCGGCAGGCTTGCCAACAGGCGTTTTGTCAGAAGTTGACCCTACATTAGGCATGGCGGCTGGGTTAGTTGGTGGCACAACTGCTGGAGCTATCGCATCTCGTAGAAGAGGTGTAGAAAAACTTCTTGGTGACGTTGTTGGTGAACAGACCCCGCAAGCTATAGCTGAAGCAAAGAGGTTTCAGGAAAGAGGCAGGCAAATAGGCGTTCCCTTGACAGCGGCTGAGAGCATGGAAGCCCCAGCCCTTCGGACATTAGCCGCATCAGTTGCCGCCAGCCCAGAGGGCGCAGGTATTATATCACGCCAGATCGCCAGCCGTCAGCAAGCTATACCGCAGGCCATAGAGCGCGGTATATTAGGCATTGAAGAAGCCCCCACAGAATTGCCCGCCACAGTTCAGAGAGAGGCTGTAGAGGCCGCAAAGGGCGCTGTCCAAAGGGCGCAAGACATAAGAACTGGCAAAACAACTGCCCTATATGAGGCGGCTAAAGAGCAAAGCCTAGAGGCCGCCCCACTTGCCGCTATCGTAAAGCAGGCTAAGGAGATGAAGAAAACAGTCGGCGCAGATACTCGCGCAGAAATAGACAGGTTTATCAACAGGATCACAGAAGTAAAGACTGTAAACAAAAAGAGGGTGAGAGTGCCGATTACCAATGTTGGTAGGCTAGAGAGTGAATACAGAGCTTTCAGGGATCGCATCAACTTAGATCCGAGTAAAGTTGCGGATGCCCCTACAAAAGAAGCCAGCGCCACATTGAGAGGCTTAAACAAACAGTTAGACGAAGCTCTTCTGTCTAACGAGAACATTGCTGAGGCTAGAGCCATATTTAAAGAGGCCACGCCGGAAGTTGTGAGGGTAGTGGATGACAGTGGTTTGAGAGCTATATCTGCTTTAAAGGCAGACGCAGAAGATACAGCTATAAACATTGTTATGGGCGGAAATCCTTCAGCTCAAAAAATAGCTTCTTTGTCCAAGAGCTTAAATGCTCAGGACAAAACTGTTATGCCAAAGTTGGCTAAGAGGTGGATGGAAGTTGCGGCAGATAATGCTCAAAAGATAACCACAAAAGGCCAAGTTCCTTTATCTTCTGGCGTTAAATTCGTCAAGGCTGTTCGCGGCACACCAGAAGGGCAAGCCGCTTTAAACAGTCTCTTGGACGGTGTTGCTGATGCTAAGGGTCTTGATGCAAGCCAAATGAAGCAAGGCTTCAATAATATGCTGGATGTATTACAGCGCACAAACCTTATTGATGCTTTTGGTAGCCCTACGCAAACAAGACAGGCCACAGAAGCGGCTATAGGGGAATCGGTTGGGCTGTTACCTAAAGCGCTTCAGTTAGAGCTTACAGCGCCCACAGCAAAGGTAGGCCGCGCCCTACAGCGTAGATCTGTTTCCAGATCCTATCAGCAAATAGCCAATGCAATGGTTGCTGATGATGCTGTGGACGCGATTATGCGCTTGGCTCTTTTAGACCCGCAGTCCAGAAAAGCGCAAAACATTGTGGCTAATATTATCAACCCAGCTAGAGAGATAGGCCAAATAGTACAGCCAGAGCAAGAAGTTGGCGGCCTATTAGCAGAGTGATCAGAAATATGATATAAGTAACGGACACCCGTTAGGAGCAAGAAATGGCAAAGAACTCTATCACGGACTACGACAACATATCGGGCAATAACACCGATGTGCAGTCAGTGGACATATCAGAGGGCTGTAGCCCCAGCGGCATCAACAATGCTATCCGCGAGGTTATGGCTGACCTAGCCGATGTAAATGACGGCACAGTGGCGCTCACAAGCCCGCAGGCTGGCAGTTTGACTGTCACTGGCGACCTGACCGTAGACACTAGCACACTGCACGTTGACAGCACGAATAATCGGGTAGGCATTGGGACGACTTCGCCTAGCGCAAAACTGCAATCTATTACGCTTACTGGTACAAATGCAATCTTGGCTGTTGGTGCTGACACTGATGGTTTTGCGGATGTTGAGATAAAATCAACAGGTTCTAATGGTGCATCACGCCTGTATTTCTCTGACACTGCCGCAAAATCTGGGCTATTGCGTTATAGTCACAATACAGACTCAATGGAATTTACTACCAACGGTGCGGAACGTATGCGTATCGACAGCAGTGGCAACGTGGGCATCGCGGCTACATCTCCTAGCGTTAAAATTGATGTGGTTGGTTCTGACACTATTGATAGTAATGCTAACACATCCGCAAGATTTCGTGCGTCTCTTACATCAGGGGCGGACGCTGGTGTAATTATTGGCTCATTAAATGGCAATACACCGTTTATCGGGACTGATGGCGGTAATGCGAGTAGTGTTCCTTTGACGTTCAAAACTGAAAACACTGAACGTATGCGTATCGACAGCAGTGGCAATCTGATGGTGGGGGGTACATCATATTCTGGACAAGGCACATCAATATCCCACCCAGATAACAGTGGTAACTTTAGCATTTTTTCTGGTAGTGGCACAGGTTTTCAATGGCGTTTTGGCAATGTTAGCAATGGCGTTGTTGGCAGTATAACAACATCAACATCAGCTACATCCTACAATACATCATCAGACTACCGCCTAAAAGAAAACGTCACTGACATCACTGGCGCAACTGAACGGCTAAAGCAACTTAACCCTGTCCGCTTTAACTTTATTGCAGATGCGGATACTACTGTTGATGGCTTCCTAGCACATGAGGTTCAGGACGTTGTACCAGAGGCAATCACTGGCACTAAGGATGCAGTGGATGCTGATGGCAATCCTGTTTATCAGGGCATTGACCAGAGCAAGCTAGTGCCGTTGCTAGTGGCAACCATACAGGAACTTGAGGCTCGTATAGCCGCATTGGAGAGTGCATAATGCCGAAAGATAAACTTAGCGATTACAGCGCCACCAACGCATCCAACACGGATGTCGGTGGGGTCAACATTGATGAGGGTATGCTACCCAGCGCGGTGAATAACGCACTGCGGGAGCTTATGACGCATCTCAAGGACTTCTCAGACGGCACTAGCGGCATTGATGTGCTTACCCTAGCCGATGATGACGCAAGCCACTCTATCAAGCTCCAAGCGCCAGCAACGGTAACAACCACAACCACCTTTACCCTGCCGGATGGCGATGGTACGGCAGATCAAGTGATTAAGACCAACGGTTCTGGTACACTGGCATGGACAAGCCTGTCCGGCGGTGCTGGCTACTTTCAGGGCGAGAACGGTGCGACAGGCGACACCACTAATGGCAAGGGCGATATCTTTCGGGTGCATGAGCAAGAGCTAAACACAAACACCACCATTGCGGCTGGTGATAACGCTGGGGCTTTCTTTAGCCTGACAGTGGCAACAGGGGTTACATTGACTGTCAATGGTAACTTGGTGATAGCATGAGTACATTAAAAGCAGATACAATCGTAGCGGCAGATGGCAGTAGCCCTGTCACGCTGACTAAGCAGAGTGCGGCAAAGGCTTGGGTTTTATTTAGGGGAGATACTAACGTAATTAGAAACAGTTTCAACTTCTCTAGCCTCACAGATAATGACACAGGAAGCTATGACGCTAATTGGACAAATTCTTTCGATGGCGCATCTAATTATGTAGGCGCAGGTTCTTGTATTGGGTCTGATGAAACAAGTTCAGGCAGTTTAGGAAACGTATTTGGTACTGGCGGCTCTGGGTTTACTGCATCTACTATGCCTATTAGCACAAGAAACGCAACAGGAACTAGATTTGACAATGACCACGTTCATTTAGTAGCACACGGAGACCTAGCATGAGTGAGATTATTACAGACAAACTCACTGGCAAGACTTCTGCTGGCGATGTGACGATTACCTCTGAGGGCGGTTCTGCTACGATGCAACTGCAACAGGGGTTGGCGAAGGTTTGGATTAACTTTGATGGTACTGGTACTATTGCTTCTCGTGATTCGCTGAACACGAGTGGATTGGTAGATATTGGGACAGGTCAGTATTCCTTCACACTAGCAAATGCGATGAGTAATTCGTCTTATGCCGCGCAGGTAACACCTAGAGAGGCAGGCTATATGGGAGGATTTTATCATTCGGGAAGTACAGCGTCTCTCGTTAGGGTTTCGTCTGTTACAGATTCTGGTTCATTTGGCGATAGTAATGTGATGGCGTGCTCTACTCTAGGAGACTTAGCATAATGGCTGGCAAGATTATAGCAGATACAATCGAGACAGGTGCTGGTGCTGATATATCCACCAGCTATGTTGTGAATGGTAGCCTAAAAGCACACGTTTTAGCAACAAATGCGGCTGTATTAGATGGTGACAACGACCTAAACATAAGTAGTGGTTCAGACGATGGTACGGGCGATTACACAATAAATCTTACATCAGCTATGTCTGGCAGTAGATATGTTATATCAGGTAGCCCAGAATCAACAAACGACAGAGGTTTTGTTTTTGACAGTGCCACATCAACATCATTCGCTATAGAAATACATAATACCAGCGGCACTTTAACTGACCCTACGGATGGATTTTCGTCTATTGTTGCAGGAGACCTAGCATAATGCAGACACCATCATTCAAAGGCACAAAGCTATTTGAACGTCTGTGCTGGGCTAAAGAAAACCTAGAGCCTGTGCAGTCTGACTACCGTGTGGTCTATGAGGACAGCATTGATGAGTGCGCCAAGGTACTTGTGCCTGACCCGAACTGGATGGCTTGTGCTTTGCAGGGCGGCATCTTACCGCCTGTGTGGGTGTATCACGAACTGGCAAAGGATGAAGCCCAGCCAGACTTTAAAAAGCATACCCGTGGCTACCTGTTGCATGAGACTGAGCCTGTCGGTGCTATGACAGAAGAAGAAGCTATTGAGTACCTAATTATGAAAGATGTTCCGCAGTCTGTTTGGCAGACTTGGGATGAGGGCAACCGCCCTAAGATGGTTATCTGCAAGAAAGAGCAGTTACCGCAAACAAGAGAATGGCGCAACGCTTGGCGCATATCTGATGAACTAGCCGCATAGGAGATACTAATGGCTGTAACAACTTATATCGTGGATAAGGACGGTAATCAGATTGATGCCTCAACTGCTACCGTTCCAGCAAACAGAGACTTTCGTGGTGCTTGGTCACTGTCAGGCTCAGTGATTTCTGAGGACATGGACAAGGCAAAGGAAATCTTTAAGGATAAAATCCGTGAAGTACGCAAGCCCCTGTTGGAAGCAAAGGACGTTGAACTGATGAAAGCTCTGGAAGCTGGCGCAGATACAACTGCCATTGCCGCCGCAAAGGATGCTCTGCGTGATGCCCCTGCCGCATCTGCTATTGATGCCGCTACTGACATTGCCAGCTTGAAAGCCGCTTGGGATACAAGTGTTCTTGGTGATAGCCCTTACGCATAAGGAGTTTTGAATGTCCAGAGCAAGAGACTTAGCAAACCTTGTTGATGCCAATGGCGATGTAAAAGCATCTGCCTTGGATAATGCAGAGGCATTTCCTGTTGGCACGTTAATGGTGTTTCAGCAAACATCAGCCCCTACTGGCTGGACAAAACAAACTACACACAATGATAAAGCATTTCGTTGTGTTAGCGGTTCTTGTTCTTCTGGTGGCACTACAGCTTTTTCTACAGCAATGGCAACACCGTCTGTGTCTGGTAGTGTTGGAATTAACGGCACTCCTGATTCTGGTAACTTGGCTGTTTCAGTGTCTGGAAATATTTCAAACACAACATTATCTAACAACCAGATTTCTTCTCATTCACACACAGAAAGAAGAATATATGGCTCAGATGGTAATTATAGTGGGTACTATGGCGCACAATATGCTAATGATGGACAAAATCTACAAAACGCCGTTAATTCAGGTATGGGTAGTGCTGGTGGCGGCGGTGGAGGTGGTTCACACAATCACGCACATACCCTTTCTGGAACAATGACTGGTGCGCCTGGACTCGGCAATCTAACAGGTACATTATCTTCATCAACAGCATCTATTAATGTTCAATATGTAGATGTGATTATTGCGGCAAAAGATTAATGAACACACCAACCTTTATTGAAAGCTATCAAACAGAACAATACGATTTTTGCGATAGGGTTATTGCAAGATTAAATGAATATATTTCTGGGCAAGATGACCCAAATGTTGCGATGCACTTTATGAATGGCTCGACTACAAATCGTGGAGAAGCTAACAGAAGAGATTATTCATTTAACTTTACCGCAATGAAAGACCCTCTTGTTGCTGAAATGCACGAGATATTAAGGCAATACATTCCAAAATATGCAAATACCTATAATGGTTTTGGTATGCAAGGCTGTATGTCAGAAGCAATGAAGGTTCAAAAAACACCACCAAAAGGCGGATTTCATACTTGGCATTGTGAGCATGGTAGGCGTGAGTCATCAAGCTGGCGTAATCTTACATGGACACTTTACTTAAATGACATTCCAGATGGGGAAGGTGAAACAGAATTTATTGAGTATGGTATAAAGCTACAACCTAGAAAAGGTCTCTTGTGTTTTTTCCCTTCCGCTTGGACACATACACACAGGGGAAACCCTGTTTATAGTTGTGATAAATACATAGCTACTGGTTGGTATTATTTAGTATAAGGAGTTTGTCATGGCAAGATGGGTAATTATAAATGGTGGGTCTGGTGATGCAGACCAAATTGGTAAAGATGGTAATTTTTTTGACCAATTGGATTTGTCATGGTTGCCACCAGATGTTTGTGCTGTTCAATCGCCAGATGGTGTAACTTGCGAAATTGAAAAAGGCGACCCAGCCACAGGCTATCGTACACAAAATGAAATTAACGTTGCGACAAGCACACTGTCATGGTGGCCTAATGTTGAGACTACATGGCAAGCGGCATACGATGCAAGTCCGAAAGATTCTCCACCACCAGAAGAGCCAGCATAATGAAGCTAGAGGTTAAGGACAACTGCCCGTTAAATAACTTTGAGCCTTGCAAGAAGTTAGATTGTGCGTGGTTTATTCAGATAAGAGGGCAAGACCCTCAGACTGGTGAATCTGTAGATGACTGGGGTTGTTCTATGGCGTGGATGCCAAAGCTGTTAATTGAAAATGCTATGCACACTAGACATACTGGTGCGGCTGTTGAAAGTTTTAGAAACGAAATGGTTAAAGACAATCAAGCATTGTTAAAAGCATACCAGACATCAGATTTAAAGGTGATAAAATGAACCAGAGCAACATTCCTTTAGTAGCTGGTGGTTTAACTGCTCCGTGGTGGGTAAATGCAATGAACGATTGGCTTTCATTAATAGCTGTCATTCTTACCATAGCATTGCTTCTTCGCAATCTTTGGAAGTCACGGAAAGACTAGGCTGTGATAGACCCTGCCACCATAGCGTTGGCGGCCAGTGCTTTTGCGGCAGTTAAAAAGGGCATATCCTTTGGTAAAGACATTGAGTCAATGTATAAAGATATCTCTCGCTGGATGTCAGCGTGTCAGGATATCGAGTCTAAGCACAATAAAGTTAAACGTAAAAAAGGTCAGTCTGTTGCAGAAGAGGCAATGGAAACTTGGGTTGCTGTTCGTAAGATTCGTCAACAGCGAGAAGAGCTTAGGCTTTATATGCTTAGTATTAACCCTAATGCTTGGAGTGACTTTGTTCGGATAGAAGGTCAGATAAGAAAGCAACGTCAGGAAGAGGAAGCTGAGAGACGCAGGGTTATTAAAAGAAACATTGAGATAACAGCAATCGTTATATCTATTATACTTGTTGGCATTGCTTTTGGATTAATGGTCTGGTGGGTTTTGTATTTAAGGAATTTAAAATGACATACACTATGGAAAAAATATTAGCATGGAAGCTACTGCCTAGAGCTATGATGGCAGTGATGACATGGATGTATATCGAGGTGTTGTTCTGGTTTATGAACTTGTCTGTTGATGCTATGACATCACAGGCTACAGCCCTTACAGCTACAGTTACAGGTGCAATGACAGGTGCATTTGCGGTCTGGTTAGGACATGAAAAATGATACAGTTACTAGGCGTTGTAGGTAATCTTGCTCAAACATTTCTTGAGGGAAAGGTAGAGAAAGAAAAAGCCAAGTCAGAGATTATGAAGACTGCGGCACAGCATGATAGCAAGTGGGAGCTTATCATGGCTGAGTCTACAAAGAATAGCTGGAAGGATGAGATTATAACTATAGTTGTTCTTGCTCCGTGTGTTATGGCTTGGATAGACCCTGACCTTGCCAAGCGTGGCTTTGATGTTATTGCTGAGTTGCCTGATTGGTATCAGAATATATTGTATGTTACTATTCTGGCTGGTCTTGGATTAAAAGGCTTGGATAGATTTAGGAAACGATAATGAAACTATCACCACATTTTAGTTTAGAAGAAATGGTTAAGAGCCAAACGGCTTTGCGTAAAGGCATACCTAATAAGCCCTCAGAGGCTCATATAGAAGCATTAGCTCTTTTGTGTACTAACATACTAGAACCAGTAAGAACGCAATACGGCATACCTTTTAGCCCCAGCAGTGGGTATCGTAGCGCAGAGTTGTGCATATCCATAGGCAGTGGTGTCAATTCACAGCACACAAAGGGTGAGGCGGTTGACTTTGAAGTGCCAAGTATTTCTAACTTAGAAGTTGCTGGCTGGATAGTTGGTAATTTAGATTTTGACCAGCTAATTCTTGAGCATTATGAGGGTGGCAATACTGGCTGGATACATTGTAGCTACAAAGCAGAAGGCAATCGTAAAGAGGTTCTTACTTACGATAGAATAAACAAGTATCGCAAAGGTTTGGTTACTTAGATTTTCTTCGTTTCATTGAGTGGCGTACTGCTTTGTCAATAAAGGTTGGGCCATTTCTTCTTTGGTCTGTCCTGTATTTGTCAAAGTAAAACACTCTGTCTCTTGCGTTCTTTAGATACAAACTAAATTCATAGGGTGTCATTTGAGACGCTAGGGTTTTTTTCTGGCTCAACATCTACTGCCTCATGTTCAATTATTTTATACTTGCGGATAACACTTTTGTTTTTGTCCATTCTGTTAATTGCTAGTTGCTTTGCTTCTTCTGCATCTACAGCTAAAACAGAAACCTCTCTTTCGATAGTTGTTTCTACATAGACAGTGTATCTTACAGCTTTGTATTTGTATTTTGTTACTGTGTTTTTCATAGCATCACCTATAGAAAAAGGCGCATCAGTGGGAACGACTTAAACTGATGCGCCTCGGCTTGGAAAGGAGAACTACTTCGAAACCAAGCCTATGTTAGAATGGTATTTCATCAATTGGTTCTGCTTTAGTTTCTGGTTCTATAACAGTGTCTTTGTTTAATCTTTCTGACATTTGCATTGTCATGTAAGGCTTACTATCTTTCATACCTTTCCATCCAGCAATGCGCCAATTTGAATGTATGCCATCAAGCGGCCCTGAATAATCAGGTGCTTTGTCGTTACCATTTTTATCGTTGTCAAACATTACACCAATCTTTTGGT